CGCGTTGACATCCCGTTTACCTATGAGACGGTCAAGTAACGGAGGCCAAGATGGGCAAGGTTAACTCGAATGATCTGGCTTTCGCGTATGCGCGTGAGGCCACCGGCCAGCCGGGCGTCCTGCCCGTTACGCCGATCTGGAAGGCCATCGAACCGAACGCGGCCCCCAACTGGGGCAACGAGGTCAAGACGGTTGCGCGCAACCCTATCAGCAAGTCGCGCCAGCGTCGCAAGGGCCGGGTCACCGATCTGGACTCGGGCGTCGAGATTGATGCGGACTTCACCCTGTCGGGCTTCCGCGACTTTGCCGAGTCGTTCGTCTATGCCCAAGCGGTTGGCCCGGAAGTGTTCACCCCCACGGCGGTGGCGGCTGGCAGCTACACGGTCCCGGCCCTGTCGGGCACGCAGGCCGGTCACCTGATCTACAGCGGCGGCGGGGCCAAGACCTTGGTGTACGCGCGCGGCTTCGCGCTGGCGGCCAATAACGGCCTCAAGGTGCTGGGCGCGGACGACGCGGCCGCCGCCACCACGATCACGGTTGCGGGCACGCAGGTGGAAGCCCTGACTGCGGGCCAGCAGGTCGAGGTGGCCATCTGTGGCATCCGGGCGGCTGCCGGTGACCTGCAAATCGACGCGCAGGGCAACCTGACCAGCACCGCGCTGGACTTCACCCTGCTGGGCCTGACCGTGGGCCAAGGCATCCACATTGGCGGCATCGACGCGGCCAACCAGTTCCTCAATGAAGAAAACTACGGCATGGTCCGGCTGGCCGCCATCGCGCCGCACAAGCTAACGCTGGTCAAGCACAACCAGCCCTTCTTGGCGGACGACGGCACGGTGGACGGCGCGGGCGGCGCTGGCGTGGCCATCGACCTGCTGTTCGGCCAGTTCATCCGCAACGTCCCGGTGGACCATGCGGACTATCGCGTCATCACGCACCAGTTCGAACTGGCAAGCCCGGGCTTGGGCGCGGCGGGCGAGACGCTGTACGAGTACAGCCAAGGCAACTACGCCAACCAGATGGTCATCACGGTCCCACTGACCGAGAAGGCCACGGTCAAGTGGAGTTTCGTTGGCCTGTACACCACGGACCCGGACACCGCGCGGGCCACCGGGGCGGCCGCCCAGTTGCTGCCCAACCAGACCGAATCGTTCGGCACGTCCAGCGACTTGGCGCGCTTGCGCGTGCAGCAGGCGGACGAGGCGGGCCTGTCCACCGACTTCAAATCGCTCACCATCACGATCAAGAACAACTCGGCGGGCGACAAGGTACTGGGCAAGCTGGGGCCGAAGTACGTCAACGCGGGCAACTTTGAGGTCGATACCGAGTCGGAGCAGATTTTCAGCAACGCCGAGGTCATCGAGACGATTCGCTGCTCGCGCACGGTCGGGCTTGACACGGTGCTGCGCAACGGAGACGGGGGCATCCTGATTGACCTGCCGTCGGGCACGCTGTCCGGGGGTAAGCGCAACATCCGGGAGAATCAGAGCGTGACCATCAACACCCCGTTCGCCGCACACCGCGACGACACGCTGGGTCACACGCTGGGCTTTAGCCTGTTCCCGGTCCTGCCCGTGGAGACGTGCGAGTGACCAAGGCCACCTTTGACTTTTCGAACTACGCCGCGCTGGAACAGCGCCTTGAACCCCGGCCGCTGATTATCGACGCGCCGGGGTTCAAGCGGCCAGTCAAGCTGATGCTGCTGCCCGCGACGGACATCAACCCGGACTATCACAACGACTGGGTGCGCCGCATCACCGAGCGCCGGACCAATAAGGACCAAGCCACCACGGTGGACGGCAAGCTGGTGGAGCGCGCGCGCACCGAGGACCGCGAACTGATCGGCCTGCACTGCGTGGCCGACTGGCCCGAGCCGCCGGTTGACGCGACGGGCAAGGACGTGCCGTTTAGCCGCGAGGCCGCCGAGGCCTTCATGCTGGCGCTGCCCGGCTACGTGTTTGACGACGTGCGGGTGTTCTGCGCCAGCCCGGCCAACTTCGTGACCATCACGGACGCGGCCAAGGAGAAAGCGGGAAACTAGCCGCCCAGCGCCTTAGCTGGGAACTCCGCTACAGCCGCGACGGCTACCAGATCAAGCAACGGCGCAAGAAGCGCCAGCCGCTGCCCCAGTGGTACTTGGACCAGCCCGCACTGCCGGACGGCATGGTGTGGGTCTGGGAAGCCTATGACGCGCTGTCCACCGAGCGGTTGTACGAGGGCGGGGCTATCCCGCACAGCGCGGCCAAGCTATAAGCGGCGCTGGCGGGCCGAGGAAATGAAGCGCCAGACGGAGGGCTAGGTGGCCGAGGCAGTCTATCCAATCCGCGTACCCATCGACCCTACCGAGGCCATTGCGGCGCGCAACCGCATTGGGGCCGAACTGGAAGGGTTGGAGCGGCAGGCGGGGCAGATGCAGGCCGGTCTGGCGCGCGCCTTCGACTTTACCAACATCCGGCCCAATTTCGCGCCCATCACAAGTGGGCTAGACGGCATCGGGACCAAGGCCACGGCGGTGGGCGCGACGCTCAATCGCGAGTTGCAATTCACCCGTGGGTCGTCCGAACTGACCCAGCAGTTGGCCACCGTGCAGGCCCGCGTGGCCGCGCTTGAGGCCCAGTTGGAGAAGTTCAACGGGACCGGCGGCAAGGTGGTGGTCAGCGCGGGCCAGCAGCGCGCGGCCATGGGTTCGCTGGGTCAGCAGTTCAACGACTTCGCCACGCAGGTCAGCACCGGCATCAACCCGCTGGTGGCCTTCCAGCAGCAGTCCGGCCAGACCGCCTACGCGCTATCGCAGCTTGAGGGCGGACTGGGCAGCGTGGGCCGATTCCTCGCCGGGCCGTTTGGCACCCTGCTGCTGATCGGCGGCAGCGTACTGGCCCAGTTGGCCTACACGTTCTTCACGACCGAGCAGAACGCGGACGCGGCCGAAAAGGCAACCAAGCGGTTTGCCGATCGGCAGAACGACATGGCCAACTTCGTGGACCGGGCCACGGGGGCGCTGGTCGAGCAGAACAAGCAACTGGTCCAGAACGCCATTTTGAAGCGGCAGGCCCAGATTGACGACAATAACAAGACCATCCGGGAGCAAAGCCGGGGGGCGTTCCGCGCCGCCAACACGGAGTTTGACCCCTATGCGCCGTCGGCCGGTGTGGGCACGGGTGGCGCGCCGCTGCTGTCGCGCGTCACGGACCCCCGGGTTAACGCGGTCATCCAGCAGGCCAACGGGGACGTGGCCAAGCTGTCCGATGGGCTGTTCAAGCTGGCCCAGAACTCGGGCGACAAGCGCATCCGTGACCTTGCCCTGCGGGTGTCCAACATTGGCGGTGAGGCCATCTTGGCAGCCCGCGACAATGCCCAGTTGTCGCGCGAACTCGACGTGCTGTCGGGCAAGACCCGGCTAACCAGCACCAGCTTCATCAATAGCCAAGTTGCCATGGCCGAGGCGACCACGGCGGTGGAGCGCGCCCAGTTACGCCTGCGGGCCGTGCAGGAGCGCGGGGCGGCGGCCGAGAAGAACAACACGCTGGACGCGGCCGCGTACCGCAAGGAACTGACCGATGCGACCCGGGCGGTTAACGCCGCCGAGGCGGCCCAGAAGTCCCTGACCGCAGCCAAGGCGGCTGACCGGCGCGCCGCCGCTGCGGCCCGGCGCGAGGAAAAGGAGGCCAACCGCTACGCCGAGATTTTCCGCCTGCTGGAAGCGGAGGGCAAGCTGGGCGACCTGTACGGCATCCAGTTGGCCGTGCGGCAAAAGCAACTCGCGGTAGAGCGCCAACTCAACCGTCCGCTGACCGATAAGGAAAGCGAGCGGGTCGCCAACATCGTCAAGACCAATGACGCCCAGAAGGCCGAAACGGAAATCCTCGCGCGCCTGCGGTCGCCCCTTGAGGAATACCAGCGCCAGATTTCCGCGCTCAACGCCCTGCTGGACCGGGGCAAGATCAGCCAAGCCGAGTACAATGCCGAGTTGGGCAAGCTGCCGCTGGCCCAGTCGCTGTTGCAGATTGACGACGCGCTGGCGGTCATCGACCGGGCGCAGAAGGCCGGACTGCTGACCCCGGGCGAGGCAACCGACCGCCGCAACGCCCTGCGCCGTCCGGGCACGGCGGCCAACGACAACGGTGACCTGACCGTCAACGGGGTGCGCCAGCCGCAGACCGAGGAGGAACGCCGCGTTGAGGCGTTGCGCCGCGCCCAGCAGCAGCAGGTCACGGACTTTGACAAAGACCTTGGGGGCAAGTTCGGCAAGAACGCCGCGCGCGACCAGATCGACCAAGAGGAAAAGGCCAAGCTGGAACGGCTGCGCCAGTTTGGCGCGCAGCGGGTGTTGTCCGAGCGGCAGATCGAGGCGCGCATCACGGCGGTTAAGGCGGACGCGGTGCGCCGCCGCATCAACCTGGACCGCGACGAACGCCGCGTGGTCCTGTCCGGCGCGGCCGATATGTTCGGCAGCTTGGCTGACATCGCGGCCGAATCCGTGGGCAAGCAATCGGCCGCGTACAAGGCGCTGTTCGCGGTCAGCAAGGCCTTTGCCATCGCGGATTCGGTGGTCGCCATCCAGCAGGGCATCGCCAAGGCCATCGCGCTGGGCTTCCCGCAGAACATCCCGGTTATCGCCGGGGTGGTCGCGCAGGGGGCCAGCATCATTGCCAACATCACGGCCGTGGCGGGCAGCTTTGCCAACGGCGGCATGGTGCAGGGGCAGGGCGGCCCGCGCGACGACAACCTGATTGCGCGCGTGTCTGCCGGTGAGTTTATCGTCAACGCCGAGGCCACCCGGGAAAACCGCCCCATCTTGGAGGCCATCAACCGTGGCCAGCAGCCGCCCACGTCCAATGACAACGGGCCGCGCACCAACCAGAACATCATCAGCATCGGGGACGTGCACGTCAATTTGCCGCAGGGCTATCAGGGCGGCCCCGGCGAAGCCGAGGGTGTGGGCATGGCGGTCAAGGACCAGTTGCGCGGGCTTATCCGCGAAGAACTGGCCGAGGCGTCGCGTGACGGCGGCCAGTTGACCCAGTTGCGCCGCAGCGCGATGACCAACCGATGACCACGCCGCTGCCGTACCCGGACGACCTTACCTATGGGTCTTCGTTCAAGATGGACGCCCGGGTGGACCGGGTGGACTTTGGCGACGGCTATTCCGAGCGCGAGCGCGACGGCATCAACTCGGTGCGCCAGACGTGGCAGCTAATCTGGCGCGGCATTGATGACGCCAAGGCCGAAGCCCTGCGGGTGCTGTTCACGCTGGAACTGGGCGACGGTCTGCTGTCGTGGACGCCGTTCAACCAGCCCGACGAACTCAAGTGGACCGCCAACGGCTTTGCCAGCGCCCCGGCGGGCTTTGACACGCACGACTGCCAAGTGGTGCTGACCCAAGAGTTTGACCTGTGACGGCCATTGAGCAGTACGTCCAAGGCGGCGGTGGCAAGGGCGCGCGCGTGGTCCTGTACCAGTTGGACCTGACCATGTTCGATGAGGGCACGCTGTACTTGGCCCCGGGGACCGTGGGCACGGGCGCGGTCGAGTTTGGCGGCGAAACCTACGTGCCCCACCCGATCAAGGCCGAGGGCTTTGAGCAGGCCATGGACGGGCCGAACCCGCGCCCCACCCTGACCGTCTCCAACCTGCGCAACAGCTTTACCGCGCTGGTTGAGCAGCACGACGATTTGCAGGGCGGCATCCTGACCCGGCTGCGCACCTTTGAGCGTTATCTCGACACCGGGGCCGAGCCGGACGGGACCGCGACGCTGACCCCCGATGTGTACCTGCTGGCGCGCAAGTCGCGGCACACCCGCAAGGAAATCGCGTGGCAGCTAACCGCGCTGACCGACGTGGAGGGCGTGGAGTTGCCCGGCCGCAAGGTGGTGCGCGACTATTGCCCGCTGGTGTACCGGCGCTGGACCGGCGCGGGCTTCGACTACAGCGAGGCCACGTGCCCATATGCGGGCGCGCAGTCCTATGACCTGGACGGCAACCCCGTGCCCAACTCGATGGACAAGCCCAGCAAGCGGCTGGGGACATGCTGCCGGGTCCGCTTCGGCGTCAACGCGGCGCTGCCGTTTGGCGGCTTCCCGGGGGTCGCGCGCGTGCGTGCCCGCTAGTGCTGCTACGCGAGGGCGTCATGCGCGACGGGCGCGCGCTGGCTACCCCGGGGGCCATAGAGGCTTTCCGCGCCCACGCGGTCGAGGCGTACCCCTGCGAGGCCTTGGGCTTCATCAACCCATGGGGGCACTACGAGCGGCTGCGCAATGTCGCGCGCGAGCCGACCAAACACGCCGTGCCGGACAAGAACCAGTTGGGCCTGCTGATCGCCAAGGGCAATGTCCGCGCCCTGTGCCACAGCCACCCGGGCGGGCCGGACTGCCCCAGCGAGTTGGACGCGCGGACCCAGCAGGACATGGACCTGCCATTCGTCATCTGCTCGACCAATGGACAGGCGACCACCGAGCCGTTCTGCTGGGGCGATGACCTGCTGGACACCCGGCCGCTGGTCGGCCGCACGTTCCGCCACCTGACCGATGATTGCTATGCGCTCATCCGGGCGTACTGGCTGCTGACCCACGGGGTGCTGCTGCCGGACTTTCCGCGCGGCTGGGAATGGTGGGGCAAAGGGTACGGCGGCGAGACGGACCTGTACCGGCGTTTCTTTGGCGAAGCGGGCTTCCACCAGATCGACGCGGCGGACGCCCGGCCGGGCGATGTCTGGATGGCGGCGGTGCGCTCGGACATGCCGAATCACGCGGGGGTTTTCCAAGAGAATGGGCTTGCGCTACACCACCCCAGTTCCGGGCTGCCGCATGACCCCACGCGACTGTCCCGGCGGGAACCACTAGCACGGTGGAATCCCTATATTGTCCAGTGGGTCAGGAGGCCTTGAACTGCTCCGCACGATTCGCCTCCACGGCCAGCTTGGCAAGCGGTTTGGCCGCGAGCATCGCCTCGCTGTAAACACCGCGCAGGAGGCGGTGCGCGCCCTGTGCATCCTGCTGCCCGGGTTCGAATCCTACTTTGCCGCGCGCCGCTTCGCCTTGGTGGCGGCCGATGACGCGCTGAAAGAGGGGCGCAACCTGGCCCCGGGCACGCGCCCGGTTGACGCCGACACGCTGACCATGGGCTTGGGCCGCAAGCCGGTCCTGCACGTGGTCCCGGCAGGCGCACTGGGCGGGACCGAAATCGTGCTGCTCATTGGCGCGCTGGTGGTCACGGCCGCGCTGACCATCGTGACCCTGATGTCTATGCCGCGCGCCCAGAAGGCCGCCGAGCGCGAGGACGCGACCAAGACGGATTCGTACCTGTTCGACGGGGCGCAGAACCGCACCGAGCAGGGCCACCCGCTGGCCTTGGCCTATGGGCGTGTGCGCGTCGGCTCCATCGTGGGCAGCGCCGGTATCAGCACCACGGACATTGGGACCGATTATCTAACGCAGGACACGGGCTATGTGGGCCAGCTGCCCGGCATCGCCGGGGCGGTCTTTGGCGATGAATGGTACGCCATGCACTTGGCCAAAGGCGGCAAGGGTGGCAGCGGCAGCGCGCGCGCCGCGCAGGAAGACCCGAACAACCTACAGAGCCAAGCCACGGCCAAAATTGTGGACATGGTGGGCGAGGGTGAAATCCGGGGCTTGGTCAACGGCCTCAAGTCTATCTCTTTTGACGACACCCCGCTGCAAAATCCCGATGACAGCTTCAACTTCGCCGGGGTGGCGATTGAGCAGCGCGTGGGCCTGCCGGACCAAGACCCCATGCCGGGCTTCTCGCAGTCCGAGGCCAGCGAGGACATCAACACGCAGGTCAAGGTGCTGACCGGCCCGGTAACCCGCACGGTAAGCGATGAGGACGTGGACGTGGCCCGGGTCACCATCCGGCTGCCCCAGCTATACCAGCAGGACACCACCAACGGGGACATGAAGCGGTCCTCGGTGCAAATCCGCATCCTGCTGCAATCGAACGGCGGCGGCTTCACCGAGGTGGTCAACCACACGTTCAACGGTAAGAACACCGCGCCGTACCAGCGCAGCTTTGACGTGCGGCTGCCCAAGGGCGGCGCGCCCCATGACATCCGCGTGGAGCGGGTCACGCCGGACAGCGACTTGGCCAGCGTGGCCAACGAGACGTGGTGGGATTTGCTGACCGAGATTATTGAGGCCAAGCTGATCTACCCGAACACCGCCATGTTCGGCCTGACCGTGGACGCCCGCCAGTTTGGCTCAAATATCCCCACCCGGTCCTATGACATTTACGGCCTCATCGTGGACGTGCCCACCAACTATGACCCGGACACCCGGACCTACACCGGGGTTTGGGATGGCACGTTCAAGCGCGCATGGACCGACAACCCCGCGTGGGTCACCTATGACGTGGTGTCGAGCAAGCGGTATGGCCTTGGCCGCCGCGTGCCCGAGTGGGCGCGGGACAAGTGGGCGCTGTATGCCATCGGGCAGCGGTGTGACGGGCTGGTCCCTGACTTTCAGGGCGGCACGCAGCCCCGCCACACGTTCAACGGCGTCATTGATAGCCCGGCGGCCGCCTATGACATCATCGCCTCGCTGGCCAGCACGTTCCGGGGTTGGTCTTACTGGGGCTCAAGCCGCATCACCTTTGCGCAGGACGCGCCGGAAGACCCCAGCGTGCTGGTTACCCCGGCCAACGCGGTGGATGGCGAGTTCATCTATGACCGGGTGACCCCGCTGGACCAGCGCCGCAGCGTCGCGGTGGTCTATTGGAATGACCCCAATGACGGTGGCCGGCTCACCCCCGAGGTGGTCGAGGACCAAGACCTTATCCGGCGCATCGGCTGGGAACCTGGCGATGAAGTGACGGCCTTTGCCTGCAATAACCGGGGCGAGGCGCACCGCCATGGCCTGTGGCTGTTGGAGGACCAGAGCCAGCCCAGCAACGCCTCGGTGGAGTACCAAGCGGGGCAGGACCATGCATTCGCGGCCCCGGGGCGCATCGCCACCGTGGCCGACCCGATGTACGCGGCCGAGCGGCGCGGCGGCCGGGTCAAGGCCGCGACGGCCAACACGCTGACCATGGACGCGCCGTTTACCCTTGAGGCGGGCGTCACCTACACGTTGAACGTGGTCCTGCCAGACGGGCAAACCTCGGTGCGCCCGGTCACCAACGCGGCCGGACAGGTCACGGTGCTAAACTTGGGCGGCGGCGCATGGGCCACCCCGCCCATCGTGAACGCGGTCTGGCAACTGGAATCCAGCGAGATTGCCAACCGGCAGTTCCGCATCAAGAAAATCACGGCCGACAAGCCGCCCTACAAGGTGCGCGGCATCCTGCATGACCCCACCAAGTATGACCGGGTGGAGCAGGACCGGGACATCGCCGTGCCTAACTATCTGGGGGGCGTGCCCACCGGGCCGCTGACCCCGCCGCAAGACTTGGCCATTCTCGAGTTTTTGTATCAGGACGGCAACGCGGCCATCCCGTGCGTGCAGGTCAGTTGGGTGGGCAGCCCGGACCCCCGGGTGGCGTTCTACCAAGCGCAGTTCCGCCGTCCGGGTGGGCGATTTGAGGCCTTTGCGGACTCGATCGACACGGCGCGCGAGGTGCGCGGGGCCGAACCTGGTTCCTGGGAGTTCCGCGTGCGTGCGCTGGACACGCTGGGGCGCAAGACGGGCTGGGTGGGCAAGACCTACATGCTGGGGGGCCAGCAGTCCGCGCCGCCCAATGTGACCGGCCTGTCACTGGTCAGCGACGACGACGCCCTGACCGCCGCGCTTAAGTGGACCCCGCCCAACGACACCCGGCCGCTGCGCTTTGAGGTGCTTTACCACGCGACCGTCAACGATGTGACCGTGGCGGCCACCTTGGGCCTGACCGATGCGCGCGAGTACCCGGTCACCGCCGCAGGCCACTACTGGGTCCGCACCCAGTTCATGGACAGCAAGGCCACGAGCCAAAGTGGACGCGCACGCAGGGGCGGCCCACCACCCTGTCCGCACTGGACCCGCTGGCCAGCACCAGCCTGACCACGGCGGTGTCGGACATTGCCGCCCTGACCACCACGTATGGCAGCACGGCGAGCGCGGCCGCCAGTGCGGCGGCCGCCTCGGGCTATGCCAGCGCGGCCAGCGCGTCCGCCGGTAGCGCGGCCACAGCCAGCGCGTTGGCGGCCACCTACCGGGACGCGGCAGGCTTGGCCTTGGCTGCGCAGTTCCCGCACAAGGTCAGCGCGCAGGCGTTCACCAACAGCTTTTACAACATTCCCGCGCCGGTTTGGGATGCGTCCGAACTGGTCAGCAGCGGGACGGTGGCGCGGGTCAACGGGGCGAGCACGCTCAACTATGCCTTCGGCCTGTTCATGCGCGAGATCATCCCATACCAAGCGGGCCGCCAATACGACATCGTGACCGAGTGGTTCTACCAAGCCGGACCCGGGGCCGATTATGGCACGGGCTACGTCTTGTTCTTCGACGCCAGCGGGACGAACATCGGCAGCGCGCTGGCAGGCTCGGTGGTAGCGATTCCGGGCGGAGGCTATGGCACAGCCACCTTCCCGTACACCATGACCGGGGCCACGGCCGGGACGGCATTCGTGCGCTTCGGCGTGCTGTGCAACCGGGACATCGACCTAACGTCTAACGCGGCGCGCACAACTGACATCCGGGCGCTGTACCCGGTGGACCGCACCAGCGAGTTGGCGGCAGCGGCCAGCGCCACGGCGGCAAATGGCAGCGCGGTCAATGCCAGCGCAAGCGAGGCGAACAGCCTTACGTACAGCAATAATTCGGCCACCTACCGGGACCAGTCGCAAGGCTACCGCGACACGGCCAGCGGGTATGCCACGACGGCCACCACGCAGGCCGCGCTGGCCAATGCGTCGGCGGTGGCGGCCAACTTGAGTGCCGTTGTGTCCGCATCAGTCAACGGCGGGCAGTTGAATCGAAACGCGGCCTTTGCTGACTGGCCGACGGGCCAGACATATCCAACCAAGTGGGCCGTCTGGTCGCTGGAAGCCGGGGGGTCATACGCTCAAGCAACGGGCCTGCGGTCTGCCTATGCTGTCCGCATGGTGTGCGGCGCGGGCCATAACCACGGCTTGTTCACCGACTCTTCGGTCGATCTGGGCCTAACTTCGACGGCACAGTATTTTGTCATCGAATGGGATGTCACGCTGGTTGCCGGAGATTTGTTCGGGGCCGGGGCATACGCGGCCAGTTACAACAGCGCGGAAACCTCGGGCTTTAGTGACTTTGCCAGCTTCGGCACGCTGTACGGGGCTGGCACGGTCGGCAAACGCTACCGGGGCACCAAACTGCTGTATCTGCCCACCACCGGGACTGACCACCAGCGCCTCTATGCGATGGCTGGTTACCCCGGCGAACTGGGCACGACATCGGCCAAGACGCTGGACTGGCATTT